GTTCCAGTGGTTATCGATAGTTATGGTGGGCAGGTGTATAGTTTAATGTCTATGATATCTGATATTAGGCATTCTAAAATTCCGGTCGCCACCATTGTCCAAGGAAAAGCGATGTCCTGTGGGGCCATTTTGTTTAGCTTTGGCGCGGAAGGTCATCGCTATATGGACCCTGACGCCACTGTTATGATTCATGATGTTAGTTCTATGAGTTGGGGCAAAGTAGAAGAGATCCAGGCATCTGCTGAAGAGACTTCTCGTTTGAATAAAAAGATCTATACTATGATGGCTGAAAACTGTGGCCACCATAAGGATCATTTCTTAGATATTGTTCACGATAAAGGTCACGCCGATTGGTTTCTAGAAGTCGATGAGTGCAGAAAGCACAACCTCGCCAACCATACTCATGTGCCTGAAATGAAAATTAGTGCTAGCGTCAAGTTCGACTTTAAGTAGAACTATTTAGTGTATGTCTATCACAACCCGGCTTCGCTGGAAGAGAGTGGTTAATGAGCTTCGCTTCCTACATGAGGAGTCGGGGCTGTTAAAAGAGATCACGACAAAAACCAACACAGCCTTCCAAGAATATTACGAGAGGTTTTGTGCTGAACGCAGCATTGACATTCGCGCTCTTAACGACAAACACCGAGAGCGCATTGATGAGGCATACGGCATTAAGAAAGATACGCCGACTGAGGAAGGCGAGGATCCTGCCGCCCGCCCGCCCCCTGGCGCCGGCGAACTGATGGTTGGTTCCCTCTCTGAACCGTCCTCAGAAGATCCGCCAGAAATAGAAGACATAGATATACATGATTCATTTGCTAAATTGTTTAAGATGATCGCTACAAAGATTCACCCCGACAAAGCGCAAGATGAAGAAACTCGCCAAGACTATGAGTCCAAGTTTAAAGAAGCTAAAGAAGCCCTAGACTTCCAGAAGTATTTTAAATTGATAGAATTGGCAGAAGAGCTTGACATTGAGTTGCCAAAGAACTATAATGAACAAATAAGATGGATGAAGAAAGAGAACAAACGAATGTCAAAGATTATCGGAAAGCAGCGAACAACATACAACTATCTCTTCGCAGAGGCTGAAAACGACACAGCCCGCGATGAGCTAATCAAAGGGTTTCTTAAGCAGTTATTTGGACTGACTGTCGAATAAAGACTTGACAATCGTCCGAGCCCTTGCTATAATAAAGAACAATTAACACAACCACAGGAGATATTGTGGCTAAGTCAGAAGAAGAAAGGCAGCGTTACGTCAAGGAGTACATTCGCTCTTTGGTTGCAATCGAAGAGGCCATGGAGCCTTACAAGGAGCAGAAGCGCGAACTGCGAGTCGAGTTTAAGGAGAACGGCTGGCTAAACACAGATGAGATTCGTTCAGCCGTAAAGGCTTATCGACTTTACAAGGGTAAGTTCAACCTTGAGGAGGTTATTGACAACTATAACCTATTGACCGGACAGCAGGAGTCTTCATGATCTTAGAGTATAAGAAGGTGCATGCGAGTGCGCGTACACCAGAGCGAGCAAACCCCTCCGATGCGGGCCTAGATGTTTTCTACAGCCCATCGGCTGAGGTAAAGCCAGGAAAGTATGTGGCTCCCGGCGAGTCTGTCATTCTTGGAACCGGTCTGAAGTTCGGCGTTCCTCACGGGTACATGCTGGAGGTGAAGAACCGTTCCGGCAATGCTGCCAAGAGAAGCCTTCTGGTGGGCGCCTGCGTTGTTGATTCTGGATACGATGGAGAGGTGTTCATCAACCTTCACAATGTTGGTCGAGAGCCACAGTTCATCATGCCGGGCTCAAAGATCGCTCAGGTAGTGCTAACGCCAGTTGTTCATTTTAGGGCTACTGAGCGCACACAGGGTAGTTTATATGATTACCCAATGACTATTAGCAACAGGGGCGATGGAGCCCTGGGGAGTACCGATGAATAGCACCGTACAGAAACTAATGTTCAGTTCTAAGACTGGCACTTGGTCAACACCGCAAGAGTTTTTTGAGAAGTTAGATTGGCGATTTGGTCCATTCACCTTGGATCCTTGTGCTGATGAGTCGAGTGCCAAGTGCGATACCTTTTACACAGAAGAGGACGACGGATTAGCACAGGACTGGTCAGGTCACACAGTGTTCGTTAATCCTCCCTATGGACGAGGTATTGATAAGTGGATTGAGAAGAGCTACAATACTGCCCGCGCGAGCAACACCAGGGTTGTTATGCTAATCCCGGCACGCACAGACACGCGCTATTGGCACGATTACGTGATGAAGGCCGCAGAAGTTCACTTCGTCAAGGGTCGACTAAAGTTCGGTGATTCCACCAACTCCGCGCCGTTCCCATCGGCCGTTATTGTATTCGATGGCAGCTATGCAGGTCCGCAAATCTTCGGCGCAATGAACCGATGAACCGTAAGCAACGCCGAGCAGCAGAATCAAGACGCCGCCATGGAGACCAAGAGCAAGCCATGGCGGACAAGGTTACATTATTTGGACATCTTCCAGATAGCTGCTCTGCCTGCCAAAAAGAATTTGACAAGAAGAATCGAGATATGGTATTCTCATGGAAAGTAGTGGTCCGGGAAGAGAAGAAATCAGTAACTTTATTTTGTCCTGATTGCATTAAAAAAACACAGGAGGTTTTAGATGAGAAGGATTAACCGTGGTCGCGTCCATCGCGACGAACTCCGAGCGGACGCTGAGCGTCGGCAGGAAGAGCGTGCTACGCGCTCACCCCGCGAGCAGCTAGTTCTGCTCGACCAGCGGCTTGGGGAAGGNCTGGGGGCTGTCAAGGAGCGTNAGAAGCTCCANTCCCTGGTTGATAACCCNCCGCCGCCGGCAAAGAAGAAGGAGGAGAAGTCAAGTGGCGGTTGACAGAATATCCGAACGCGCCCTGCGAAAGCTCCTTAAGGAGCGCATCGAGGATGATGCACTGTGCGTGGTGAAGTTTTACTCAAATACATGTGACTACTGCTCCGCCCTGCACGGCTCCTACGTGGATATTTCCGATGAATACGACGACGGAGGTGGTGTCCATTTCTTCGCTTTCAATATTGCAGACACTGAAAATCTGGANGAGATCATTAAGCTTAATGGAGTCCCGACGATCCTATCTGTAAAAACGGGGCTACTAAAGCCTCGGATCCGTGTATTAGAGGATCCCTCCACGCCCCACAAACAGATGTGGTATCACACCACAGATATCAGAAACTTTATAGAAGGACAGAAATAATGGATAGCCAAAAGTTCGTAGATGCTGCTCTTATGAGACTGCGCAGCGAGATAATGGAGCACAAGGCGATTGTGGACTTATTTTTTGAGAACCCAATCGAATCTTTGAACAGCAACACTTATCTCACTACGGTGATTGAACACATGAAGGCCATTGTGGTTTGCGAAAATGCATATCGCCTTATACACCAGGGATATAAACCGCAGCCCGCGCCCGCCGTGGAAGCCCCGCCGGATGGGCCCCCCAAGAAGTTGGACCCCGAGCAGTCGCCAACTCTTCGTCGTGCCTTAGAGCAAGAAGAGAAGAAGGCGGCCCGCAAGCCTCGCTCCACTCGCAAGAAGAAGAAGGCCGACGACGATGCATGAGCGTATGAACCTTACATTATCGTATGATGATGTGTTATTGCAGCCGCAGTATTCAGATATCAGAAGTCGTTCTGAAATTGATATCTCGGCCGATTTAGGAAGCGGAATAGCGCTTGAGTTGCCAGTTATTGCCTCTCCGATGGATACTATCGCGGAGAATACGATGGCATCTGCCATGGCAACATGCGGCGGATTGGCGATCCTTCACCGGTATAATACTATTGAAAAGCAGGCTGAACTTGGAAACAAATTCCTTGCAGACAGATCTGCTCTTGAAGCTCCGCGTATTGGTGCGGCAATCGGTGTAGGCGGCGATTTTATGGAACGAGCGGCTGCACTATTCGAGGAGGGGATTCGACTTCTCTGCATCGACGTGGCCCACGGCCATCATCAGATGACAAAGAGCGCCCTTCGAGCACTCCGAAGCGTATATGATGACACCGTTCATATTATGGCCGGCAACGTTGCGACCCTAGAAGGGGTCAATGATCTCGCAGATTGGGGAGCAGACAGCGTCCGATGCAACATCGGCGGCGGCTCCATCTGTTCTACTCGCGTCCAGACCGGCCATGGCCTGCCGGGTCTTCAGACAATCTTTGAGTGTGCCAAGACAGATCGCGATGTNAAGATTATNGCNGACGGAGGTATCAAGAACTCAGGAGACATGGTGAAGGCCCTCGCCGCCGGCGCCGATGCAGTAATGATCGGTTCCATGCTTTCTGGCACAGACGAAACCCCCGGCACAATTTATAGGGACAGTGACGGTCTTCAATGGAAGTCATATCGAGGCATGGCCAGCAAGGAGGCCCAAATCGAATGGCGAGGAAAGTACTCGTCTTTCGAAGGTGTCGCGACCCGTGTTCCTTACCGCGGCCCAGTGAGCGCTGTTCTTGCGGACATTGAGCGAGGGATCCGTTCAGGACTCTCTTACTCCGGTGCTCGCGACATAGCAGAACTTCAAGTGAAGGCAAGGTTTGTGCGCCAGACTACATCGGGGCTGTCCGAGAGCCGGACCCACATTTTAACGAGGAGTTGGTAATGGACGCAGATTCAAAACTAGAGGTAGACTACGGTAAGCTAAATAAGCGAGTAGTATTTACAGAGAATGAGCATCGACACGCTAAGTTTATCTTAAAACTTAAGCACGATGGCTTTAAACAGTCCCAGTTTTTCAGAACAGTGATCACCGCATATGTTGGCGATAACCCCTCCTTCCAGAGCTTTTTAGATGAAGTCACCCCCCAAGCAACCCGTCTTAAAAAGAAAACAAGGAAGATGCGCGATCGAGGCTCAGAACTTCTAAACGACATGGGCCTGAGCGAGAACGATGTCGAGAACATCTTCGATCTGATAGAGCAGGAGCACCCAGAGCTATGACACAAAATAACGATGGGCTCACAAAGTGCGCTCGACATTGCCAGAAGCATAACATCATGTGTCCTATTAAAGATTGTGATATGTGGATTGACTATAAAGGAGACCATAATTGTACGTACATAGCTATATACAATAACGATCAGAACCCGATGACGCTAAGGCAGATCGCTGAGCGGCTTCACATCTCTTTCGCGCGAGTAAAGCAGATTGAGACAAAGGCGTTTTCTAAGTTAAAAAAGCACTTACTTGATATGGGCGTCGATTTTTAGGCTTATTTGAAATGGAAGCACTATTTATTTGTGAGTTGAGATTTTAAGGAGATACTATAATGGCTCGTAAGACTTTGTTAACAGAAAACGAACTTCGCCGCTTTATGACACTAGCTAACATGCGCCCCGTCGGGGATCGCAGGCTCCAGGAGATGGGAGAGTTTTCCGTCGAAGAGGAGATGGCAGGTGACGAAGAGGTCGAGGATCTAGAGGCCACCTTTGGTGGTGATGAGTTGCCGGGAGAGCCCGATGACGCTCTGGCNCTCGATGCNGAGGAGGCTCCCGAGGAGCTTCCCATGGATGATGCGGCACTTGATGCCGATGCTGGCGCTGANCCGGCCCTTGAGGAGAAGTTTACTGAGTTCATGACTCAGGTTGCTGCGGTAGCACAGGAAGTTCTCGGTATTGACGTCGCTGTTGAAGGCGACGAAGAGGCGGGTGAGTTGGATATGGCCCCCGAAGAGGATGAACTAGCTGTCGTAGACGACGTCGAAATGTCCGAGCCTACTGGCGAAGAGGGAGGTGAACTCGAAATGGACGCTGACGTCGAGGTAGAAGAAGAAGATCCCCCCGGTATGGGTGGGCTGCGCTACGAGGCTAATGCCAATGACGATGAGCTTGTTGCTGAGGTCGCCCGCCGTGTTGCGGCCCGCCTTCAGAAGGGAACACGTCAGGCAGAGGTTGTCGATCAGCTTGCTGAGCGCATCATGAAAAGATTAACAAAGTAGTTGACAAAGTAAAACGAGAGTGTTAATATATAACCACTGGCAATCGCCGGTGGTTATTTTTTTAGGGATACTATGCAAGCTTTAATGATGTTTCTGGTATTTGTGCTGGGATACCTCACATGCAGAGTCGCTCATTATTTGTTAGCCGGCCGCCAAGTTACTGCAATGTTGGGGATTGGACACCTCTACAGTCTATATCTTTTAACTCGCGCCCTAGAGTCCTATGAGCATTCACGCCAGCTTTTCCTAAAGGATCTTAAAAAGGGCGACATGTCTCAGGAAAACGTTTCCATTTATGAGCGCCATCTAGAAGAAGAAATCGAAAGATTTAAGACAAAGTCAATTCACTCATTGTTGGGGTCGCAACCTGAGATGTTTCATCATATGGCGCCCTATAAAGATTGGAAATCGGGAATGCTGTTTCTGGAGGAGAATAAGGGACTAATTACTACTGGCTATTTAAACCCGGAGGTCAGTGACGATGATTAAGAAGATTAAGAAGATTATCACAAGAGAAGGTGATAATGCCCAGGCAGAAGCACAAGCAGAAGCCATAGCGGCGATGTTGTTGCAGCAGAAGAAGGAACCAGATCTAAGAGTTATTGGGCTTTTCGCTGAGGTTGAGGCTGAGAAGATCGCTGAAATCTGCCACGCGATGCTTTACTTGAATGAAGTAAACGCACTAGAGCCGATTGTTGAGCGCCGCCGCCCAATCATGTTTTACCTCTCCACGTATGGGGGGAATGCCGACGATATGTTCGCGCTATATGATCTTATGCGGGTCATTCGCACCGAAACCCCAATCCAGACGGTTGGTCTTGGAAAGGTCATGTCCGCTGGCGTGTTATTGCTCGCGGCCGGAAGCAAGGGTCATCGCTACGTTGGAAAGAATTGCCGCGTCATGATCCACGCTGTAATGGGCGGAAACGCAGGTAGTCTCCACACCATGATAAACGAAATGGGAGCAATGGAAAGATTGCAGGAATCATACAGTCGTTGCTTGGTTGAAGAGACAGATCTTACCAGCACCAAGCTGAAAGAGCTATTAGAAAGTAAAGTTAACACCTATTTAACAGCAGAAGAAGCGGTTGAATACGGAATCGCAGACCACATAATTTAAAAGGAACCCCCATGTCAGACTTACATAAGATTTTACAAGAAGAGTACGAAAAGAAGGCGGCCCTCACCCCTAATCTCTTGATTGAAATGATTGAGGAGGCGATGAGTCTAGTCGATAGCGATGTAGCAGCCATAGCTGGGTACCCCGAGGACCTTAATGAAGCCGAACGCTTTAGCATGCACATTCCCATCCCGAGGCTCACTCCCAGCGAAGCCTGGGGAAATCCCGACAGCCAATCGAGAAAGGATATTGATAGGATCTTCGCGTCTATCACTAGAAAAGGCGGGATCAAAGAAAGAATCCAACATGTTAACAGTTTCGTTGATCCAAAGACAGCAGAAAGAAAAGGCCGCGGCAAAAGATTTAATGCCATCCTTAACATGATGATGATTATCGAAGCCCTACAAGCCTGTCTAAATGATTATAGTGAGTCATCCGCTGGATTCGTATTCGAAGGATTCATGGCGGCACTTACCCAAGGTTCGCAACAGGCGGATCGTGTTGGTGGTACGCTGCCTATTGAAGACTTTGTTACCGGCGAAGGCGCCAATGTAAGCCTTAAACTTTTGAGTCCGAACACTGGTATTCACGGAAGTTTTACCAACCTTGTTGACTATTTGTTTTTGCGAGGTGGAGCCGGCGAACCCGAGATCAAATATTTGATCGGACGCAAAAATTCAGATGATGGTGAGGCTGTATCTCAACTGAGCATATCTGATTTTATGATTACTCGCCAAAACTTCATGACTATCATGGATTCTTCCAAAAAGAACAGAGCACTGCTCGGCGATGAAGAGACTAAAAACAGATTAAAACTACAAATTCAAAACTTTAGCGACTCACCAAAATGGAAAGCAGGAATGCAGGACATCTTAACGAGAGTTCCCGGATATACTGCCGGCATCGGTATGTTTAGCAGGAATGTCGACGATGAGGGGCAATTTGAACCAGATGAAGAAAGCGATCTCGTCTTTAAAAAGCAAAAGCAATACCACGGTGGAAGATTAAAGGACTACAAGAATGACGCCGAAAACTCCGCAGAAGCCAGCGCCACAGCCGGCCAAGAACCAAATTTTGAGAAGTGGGCTCGGAGTCAGTCAGACAATTTAAGAAGCCTCATGCCCCCTGTTAGAAATTCAGAAGATCCTGATGAAGTCGCTAAGGCCCAAAAGAAACAGCAAAGAAACTTAGCTAAACTACAGAAAGTTTATAACGCTGCTTACACCGCCACCGCAGAAGAAGCAGCGCAGGTAGCTGAATCGCACTTCGGCGCTTTCCATGTAAGAGAGAAACGCATGATGCAAGAAGAGAGAGTCTTGATGGAGGGCGGCGGCAGAGATGGCGGCAGTCAGTGGGAGATCTCCGCGGCCATGATGTCCAAACTTAGAAAAGTAGCCGAGGTACAATCTTATGGCGAACTAAACCTGTCTGATGAGAACATCAAAGCATGCGCCGCAATTTATATTGAGAAATTGAAAGGCGATATGATGGAACTCTTGGAGACAACAAAGAGCTTCACAGAAAATGTCGGTATGTACTTCAGTGCAGATCGTCGCTCAACCGCCATGAACGCCAACGAAAGAGCGCAAGATGAAGGCAAAGAAGTGGTGAAGCTCTTGGCTGCAGACTCGGAACCCGCAGATACAGAAACTTAAATAAATAACTTGACAAACGAGTGTCAAGCGACTATAATAACAATATAACTGTGAGGTTTTAATGAGCAGAGCGTATGATGATAATCAAACTCTACAACAGAAGATTATCCACGGAGCCGATGTCTTAGCTGACAATGTGGCTTCAACCCTAGGTCCGAGAGGCCGCAATGTTCTTTTACAAGAAAAGAACCAGCCGCCCTTTATTACGAAGGACGGCGTGACAGTCGCAGCATTTGTGGCTATGGACGATCCGTTCGAAAATGCCGGCGCCCAGATTCTGCGCCAAGCGGCGACAGAGACGAATAGCACCGCCGGCGATGGCACAACCACGTCTATTGTATTAGCCCGCGCGATTCTCCGCGAATCCCAGAGGATCATTGTTTCAGGCGTGTCCCCTATTGAGCTTCAGAGAGGCATCGATACGGCAGTCCGAGAGGTTAAGTCCAATCTCAGCAGGATGTCTACGCCGGTGATGAGCACCGAAGATATCGAGCACATCGCCACTATTTCAGCCAATAACGACAAGAGCATTGGTCACCTTATCGCGCTAGCGGTAGACCGTGTGGGTCAGGATGGCTCTATTACTATTGAGGAGTCTAGATCTCATGACACAACTTTGGATGTTACCGAGGGTTTTAAGCTTAATTCGGGCTATTGCGCCGGCGCCTTTATCACAGACGAGCGTAGAGCTTTTATGCATCACGACGATCCTCTATTCTTAGTTACAGACCACAAGATTAGCAACGTGGAACAGATTCTTCCCGTTCTTGAAATGGTTGCGCGAGAGTCGCGTCCTCTCGTTATTGTCGCTGAGGAGATCGAAGGACAGGCGCTAGCTGCCATGATCATGAACGCAATGCGCGGTAGTCTAAAGATTGCAGGCATCAAAGCCCCCGCTTATGGCGAGGAGCGACGAGAGACATTATCAGATTTGGCGCTATCTATCGGTGCGACATTCGTGACGCGCGAAAGCGGCAGCAAGCTTAAAGACACGCGCCTGAGTGATTTGGGCTCAGCCAAGTTTGTGGAAAGCTCCAAGTACAGCACCACGGTAGTCGGCGGCGCCTGTGACTTTGAAGCGGTCGAGAATACAATCTCAGCCCTTAAAGCACAGATAGAGCAGACCGATGACCTAAAGGCTTGTGAACGCCTTCAGGATCGGATTGTGAGGCTCTCATCGGGTGTTGCCGTCATTCATGTCGGCGGCTCAACAGAGGTGGAGATGACCGAGCGCAAGCATCGTATCGAGGATGCTCTCGAAGCAGTGCGCTCGGCCCAGGAGCAGGGCGTCGTCCCTGGAGGCGGTACAGCCCTCCTTCGCGCCTGTCGTTCGCTGTCTGTTCCGAATGATGGACTTGACACAAACGATGATCAGGCGCTGGGTGCAACCGTTGTTCAACGTGCTTGCGAGGCGCCTTTGCGTCAGATGGCTGCCAATGCCGGCATTTCGGCTGATATTGCTACCGCCAATGTCATGGCAGCCGATGACAACATGGGAGTCGATTTTCGAACTGGGGAGCTAATTAACATGCTCGACGCCGGGATCATTGATCCGGTAAAGGTCACGTTGACGGCGCTCCAGAATGCAGCTAGCTGCGCAGGAACGCTGATCACCACTAACTACGGAATCATCCAAACAGACTAACTATGACGCCCATCTTTAAAACTGGAGATCTGTTACATATTCCGCAAGCTACGCGCTTGTGGCGGACCACCGGCGGTGATGTTAAGTTCTGGCGGTCTGATAGGCCTAAAACTGGCTTATATATTTCGCCCCATGACTCTGAGTCGTCTTGCCAGGATCCCGGACTTGATCGACGTATGGTCTACGTCGACGGTCATTATTGGTACATCAGAGCTAGAGATATTTTTATTTACACCACAGACAAGCAGGAGAGTGCAAATGTTGGTTAGACTGACAGAAGTGTGTAGTAGTGGCGCTGTTACAGCGCACCCACAATATACCTTGAGGGAGATTTTTATCAATCCTTCGCAAGTAATAATGATTAGAGAAGATTTTCGCCTTCGTGAAGTAAACCAAAACGGGCTTCTTAAGGAAGGCTTAAACGAAGAACACAGATTTTCTAAGTTGACAATTAATCGAGGACAGTCAGGCTCCGAGGTTGTTGTTGTCGGCGCACCGTCGGCCATTGAAGAGCTTATTCATCGCGATGGTCCTGGGCTACTGAGGGGATAAAATGTCTAATAAGCGAGTATCNTTAACATATACAGTNGATCTTGAAGATCTTGAATTTGAAGTNGGNCGCCTATCAACCCGCGCCGCCGAAGCCCTTCAGAATTGTACAACGGAAGCAACCACTGCTTTAGCTGGGTCTAAGCTTCTAACTTTTGAATGCGCTACTGGCATCGATGAGACAAGAAGAAGGCTAGCCAAGATCGATTGTATGTTGGCAGACGTCGGGAATATCATCGGCCACTATCTGTCGTATCAAGCCTCTGAACTTACAGAAACTCCAACATCGCCATCTCATACCGGCACGATGGGGGAGCTTTCTGAGAAACTAAACACTTTTAAGGAACTGATAGCTCAAAATGGTCTCCCCACTGAAGAACAAGATACATCCCCACCGAGTGATCACTGAGCTTGATAGACGAATTCCAGAAGATGCAGCAGTAAAAACTCTGTGGGCTTATTCTGGAGACGTAGAGATGGCATTAGCGCACTGCGGCGAAAGAAAAATAGACGCCTACACAACTCAGAAAGAGGTCTTTAACTTTTGGGACGTCTTATCGGAGTCTTCAAGAGAAGTATATGAGCTTCTACTGTCAAAGCCGTTTCAGTTCGAATTCGATGATTACCACAGGCTACAGGATGCATGGCATCGCTGGCCTTCTCCCACAGCCCGAGCCGCACTATTCTTTGTATTAAGCACGGCGTCTGAATTCGGACTTGCTTCGCGGGGGCCCCTGGACACCACATATCTGAACGCTATTTCTTATAGTCGCATCATGACGTTTAAGAAGCTCCCAAACCTCGATTTCCATTTTATGGAAGACCCCGCGGTCAACTGGAAAGAGTTCACCAACCATGACGGCTACACTGTGCTGAATGCAGGCAGCTATCATTCTAATTTATTTGACTACGGCAAGCCCGTTGGCCCTGAAGAGGCGTTGATTGATCATAAAGAGATACGCCAAGCTTGGTCTGGACTGGGCCCAAATGTTTTAATGGTGTACAACTACAGCCCACAGCTTTTTGAAGACTATAAGGACTCGCGCATCACTATGATTAATGAATTCGGTAAGCCCACCATACATCAGCACATGTGCAAGGAAGTGATAATTGATAAGCACTAAAATGATGCTAGCATGCAGCCTGTTTGCGTTGGGGCAGATGTTAGCATGGTTTCAGATTAATTCACAGTTTGTATGGAACTGGTGGGCAGATAAGCCTATTTTAACTGTTGCAATCTACTCGATTCCGGCATCCCTGTGTTTCTGGTATGGAGTAAGAATAGCATATTCGGAAATGAATGAAATTTGGGGCCCAAGGTTTCTCATATTTGGGCTCTCATACGTGACTTTCCCCTTCTTAACGTGGTATTTTTTACATGAAAGCCCGTTCACGCCGCGCACAATGATGTGTGTCCTGCTTTCTTTTGTGATAATTGGGATTCAACTTTTATGGAGATAATATGAATCAAAGAATAGATAAGCCCTGGGGATTTGAAATCATTTGGGCCTTGACCGACAACTATGCAGCCAAATTGCTGCACATTAACGCAGGCTGCCAGCTTTCTAAGCAGTACCATCAAGTAAAAGAAGAGTCTCTTTATGTTCTTAAGGGGGCACTGTACAACTACGATGCCGATAATAAGATAACGCGCATCAATCCTGGCGAATCATTCCATGTTAGCCCACATCAGGTTCATCGTTTTGGGGCGCCCATGGGAACTGTCGAAGTAATTGAGGTAAGTACTCCTCATTTAGATGATGTGGTTCGCTTGGCAGATGATTATGGGCGCCAATCATAAATATACAACTATTTATTAGGTAGGAGTGTGTTTAAATGAGTATTTCAAGTAGCAATTGGTTTAAGTATCTTAAAGAAGTCCGCCATGGCACCGACTTAGGGCCCGCCCCAGAGATGATAGCAGAAGGCCTGCGGGACATTGGCTTGCCCGAGTATGTTATCGACCGTATCGAAAGCGCCCTTCCGAATGCTCCTGAAAAGGCGAAGACGTTATTAGGCAATCTGTGGAAGAACTCCTCAATTGGTCCCGGAGCGTCAGCATTCCGGCTCTCAGCAGCGGTCACTGCTGCACAGGAGGCCGCGCAATTCCAGTTAGTCGAGGCTCTCGCAGATGAGTACGGCAGCTATTTAGCCGCTCCCGATCTGGATCCTGAGAAAAAGAAGAAGATTACGCTCATTCTCAGCAACTTAAAGAACGTTGTAAGTAAGCCCTATGGAGCTTGGCGCAAGGCTTTCATGAAAGCCCAAAAGGCCCTCAGTAAAGTTGGCGTCCCGTCGGAAAAAGTAGAACACACCAAAGAAACACTACAGGAGTTCCTTGAAGCTCACTGGGCTAAATGGTGGCGTATTTATGACGAGATCGGCACGTTTTTAAATGACGATTCCGCCAACTATAAATTGGCAGAAGATGCCAGGGAAGATGATACTGGCAAAATAGATATTTATGAACTACTCCAACTGGCCCAGGGGTATTTAGAAAACAAAGAAGATCCCGAACAGATCCTTCATACTTTTGACGATGGGTCATATTGGTATAATCTTGGAACTTCAGATTGTCCGATAGAGGCAGATCGCATGGGACACTGCGGCGCCGACAGTCGAGGCGTACTCGTGTCTCTCCGCAAGAAGAAAGGAAAGCGCCGCGAATCATCTTCCTA